GTGCATTGTGCTTATAAATCTACTCTTGATGGATATAGCAAGAAATTATTTGACCCCTTTTGTCGGTCGGACAAAATCTCATATAAAGTCCCCGGTACAACTGATGAAATCAATACGACGCTCGCGCAACTCAATTTCATCAAATGGTGTATTAAAAATGGGATCATTAATTACATAAAAGAAAATAAAGATAAATTATTCGGCAAGTGATTCTTCGTATATAATACGTGAATTTTCACTCATACCTTGTTCTCCTAAACTTGGAGAATACGATATGGGCTCACTTCGAGATTCAAGGTAGCCGTTTTCAAATGTAAGCGTCTTATACGCTGTGTAGTATATATGACATGTGTATGACTCATTCGTCCCGAAATAAGGATTCATTTGAAAGTCTATTGTAGTTCTGTTGTTCTTTATGTTTGTGAAGTCTAGACTTCCAGATGGGTCAACATTTCTTGGATTCATAGAAAACGTATAGGTGTATATATTTCTCGGTGTTGAATGAAACTTATGGTTCAAAACGGTGAGATACCTATAGTAATGTGAATCTACGAAATTTATGAAAGGAAGTTCCTGGCCATCTATGAATAACTTTGCTGCAACTGCGACGTCATCGGAAAGTGAATCGATAGCCCGCCTATATGATGGTCTCGGTCCAAGGTTGAACCGATTGTGATAATAATCGTATATTTGATCCGTGGCGTTTACGTTACTCGCGACACTATCGTTCTCAAACAATTTGTTTCTAAAGAAAAAGTGAAGTGTCTTTACGCGATTTTCGGGTGTGAGCTCAAATTTTACTTTATCTTCTCCGGGTTCTATGTCAAACTTGGGGTGAGTCTTGAACACATCGGTTATCATTTCGTATTTTCTAGATGTGTAAAAGAGTCGTTCTTCGGGTGTGAGTGTAATTTCTTCTGTCACGATATCAAACTCTTTTACTGTCAAATCAACCGGGTCATCTGTAAAAAATGTCTGAGGTCTAAATTCAATTTCAAACTCAAGCTTTTGTTTGTTAATCGCGCACAATGGAAAGTATGGTCTATTGTGTATATTTGTTTCATAATCAGACGATTCATAGGCTCTTGAGAAGAAAAATGGAATAGGTACATATACGGTTGTATCGAGACCTCTGAAAAAATTGAGTCCTTGGTCTAGCACGGATTCTCTGTAAACAAAACGTCCATCTGTATATATTCTACTCGCGCTTTCCGATTGATCGAGGTACATTTCATCATATATGAATCCAATGTCATCTTTGTATATTTCAACTATATTTTCATCGACGCGCATGGTGATAGATTTAAATAGATGTCTCCCAACTCTATCCGCGTAATTATACTGTGTATTCGAAAGACCCGGTAAGTTTATTTTAATATACATATTCGAGAGAAGATCCCCCATATCTTGTGGTCTAAATGTAACTTTTATGGTTTGACCAAAAGGCCATCCATCTGATGCACTCGAAGGTTTGTTAACATTAAAACTTCTATGAAACTTTCTAAAATTTGAATGTCGTTTAGATTCATACTTAAAGGGGGAATTTTCGCCTAAAAGATATGTGTCCTGTTGCCCGAGGGCTGACAGACAAAGTGCGGCTCCGGTATCTGGACCGGATCTATCACACATACTACTTATTGCTTATATATTTTTAAATCCGTTTTCCACATGGAGATGTGACTCGTGGCCGCCAATTTTTCTAACTCTTTCTTGATGGTATCGGTCTCCTCGTTCAGCGATTGTACAGCTTCTTTCGTGTACTGGTAGGTCTTAATGTTGAGCAAATAATCATACGAGCCATCGACCGCATCGTATGATTTAGAAATCTCATCTTCGAGTTCATTTTTCTTTCTCTTAAATACGATGATGCGCTCGTTGATGACTGCGTTTACGAAACGAGACATGTTTTCTAGTTTTTTCGCCTTTTCTGTAAGAACATGAAGAAGATGCGCTTTTCGTTTCTTGTATGCATCAATTCTAATGTCCATAAAATCCGTTAAAATGTCCTCTGGGCTTTCATATTTCTTGATACCCTTGGTCGGGTGGAATAGGTGCATGTTGCTCACATGAAATGATTTTTGAAGCTTAAAATCCTTCACAAGGTTTTTCCCGGCGTATCCCGTGATATTGAAATCCACGTCTTCTGTCGTGCTGTTGTTTACGAATCCAGAAATAATCTTCTTTTCCACGAGACCATCCAGATATTCTTTGTAATCCTGTGTCCAGCGACCCGGTGGAAGCTCGGTAATTTTGAGGTTAGTTCCAGCGCTATTGCATGTCCACACACCCTCTGTGATCCATAACCCTTCTTCGTTTTTAAACACACGACCCTTGAACTTGTCAAACCACGGTTTCATTTCTTTGAGTGTTTCGCCGTAAATAGCTCGTTCTATGTTTTCGCAAATGTCTTTTGGGTTGAACGGTGGTACATAACAACTGAATCCCGTTCCAATACCTTCAGTACCATTGATGAGAACTGTGGGTAACACTGGCACGTAATATTCTGGTTCGATGAGTCTGCCGTCATCATCGAGATACTTGAGTACCGCGTCATCTCTAGCATCAAAGAGTTTTCTTGCATGTTTTGTGAGCTTCGTAAAGATGTACCTCGTTTGGCTCGCATCTTTACCACCCATGAGTCTCGTACCGAATTGACCACACGGCTCGAGAAGGTTGATGTTGTTCGAACCAGTAAAATTATGTGCTAATTTTACGATCGTATCCGCAAGAGACACTTCTCCATGGTGATATGCCGATGTTTCTGCGACGTATGCCGCCAATTGTGCGACTTTCATTTCATTCGTCAAATTCTTTTTGAAGCATGAATACATGACCTTTCTTTGAGAGGGCTTGAGACCGTCAGACACGTGTGCAATAGAACGCTTCAAATCTGCAAGACTGAAATTTACAAGATCCTTGTGAATGAATTCTGTGATATTGATTCTCTCGACATTCCCGTATGGGATTTCAAGTTCCGAACTCTCTTTTTCGGTGCTTTCTAAGAGCCACGTCTTACGAGAATCAGCCTTTGTTTTATCGAATGCGAGTACTACAGAATCATCTGTTTTTTCGTCTGTATCAAATTTAACCGTGAGCTGTTCGATGTTCTTGAAATACTCTCGAGCCTCGGCAGACGTGGAAGTACCGAGACCCTTGTAGTACTTAATCTTCCAACCGGGTCTCCCATTTCCATACCACATTCTAAACATGGAATCCGTGTAGAAAGATATGGTTTGAGAACCCTTGGTGGCTTTGATGATAGGTGTGACCATGCTCACCACGAAATTTAGGTCAAGTAAACTCGGCCAAAAGTAATGAATCATATTGAGTACAAGACCCTTGATGTGACTTCCATCAGTATCGGCATCCGTCATGATCATGAGACGACCGTATCGGAGTTCACTGAGCGACGTATACACCTTACCTTGTTGAAGACCTAAAATCTTCTTGAGGTCACTGAACTCCTTATTCTCCGTGAGTTGTTTGACAGATGCATCTCTCACATTTTTGCACTTACCGCGAAGTGGAAATACCCCGTAATAATCACGTCCAACTACAGAGAGTCCAGCGACTGCGAGTGATTTCGCTGAATCACCCTCTGTGATGATGAGCGTACACTTTCCAGATTGTGCAGTACCCGCCTTATTTGCATCATCTAACTTTGGTATGCCGGTGATTTTAGACTTTCTCGCACCATCCGTTTTTTGAAGCTCTTTCATTTCTTTGAACTTGGACAGTGCCATGAGTTCGGATTGTACATTCGTTTTGAGAATATCTTTGATGAGCTTTTTCGTTGGCTCAAATTTGCTCCCAAATTCCTGTGGTTTGAGAGTACACTCGGACTTGACCTGACTACTGAACGTTGGGTTCACGAGTGTTGCCTTCACGAAAACCATGAATGCATTCTTCACTTGTTGCGGTTTGAGTTTGATTTTCTTTGCCATCTCGTCGATGATGTTCGACGCGAGAATACCCGCCACGTGGTCTACATGACTTCCACCTTTGGTCGTACAAATACCATTTACGAACGACACTTGTTCGAATCCATCTTCGGATGGCGCGACACACACAGACCACCTATCTGAACTGAATGTACAAACTTCGTCTGTTTTTGTGTGCATTTTAGCATATTCATTGAATGCAGTTTTTGGAAGAGCTTCTCCTTGGAACTTGACTTTACATCCGGATGTGGTGCAAATGTTTGCATCGTAAACACGCTTCTCGAAGATCTTGAAGATGTGTTCATCCATTGATTTCATACCGAATCTTGACCAGTCTGGTGTAAACGTGACGCATACACTTGATGTCGTTCCGGAGTAGCTACGCATCTTCGGCTTTCCGCATGTCTTCATGTTATCTGTCCACTCTTGCGTGTACGTCGTCTTGTTTTCGGAATCCTTGATTTTGATGGAGAATTTACTCGAGTACACGTTCGTGAGTTTTGCCCCATATCCATTTCTACCGCCAACAACGCGTTGCTGTGAATCATCATAGTTTGTGCTCGTGAGAAGATGTCCGAACGTGAGTTCAGGATTCCAAATCTTCTCTTTTTCGTGTTCCTTGACCGCGATGCCTCCGAGAGGCCCGTTGTTCTCGACACTGATTTCACCTTTCTCTCGGTCGATGTTGACGGAGATGGACGTTACCTGTTTTGGATAGAGTGAATTACGATCGATGGCATTGACAAGAATTTCGTCAAAAATCTTAAGAAGTGCCGGTGCATAGATGACGGTTTTCTTTTCGAAACCATCACCTTCCTTGACCCAATACTGTTCACCAACGCGAGCAACAGGACCAACATATGAGTCTGGTCTCTTCAAGATGTGCTCGACGTGGGTAAGTTTTTGAATGCTTTCACTCATTTTTACTTGATTTTTAATAAACGGGGCTCCCACTTAAGCTATTTTTAAAAACAAAGGTAGGGGTCTTTGATTACACACCCGCGCGCAAATGACAATATAAATTTATATAACTAATTATATAATGGATATATACGAAATACCCAAGTTTGTTCATGATACCACATGTGACAAAATTGTCGGTGAGATACCATCTACGCCAACTATACCAGAGGATAAAGTATTTCAATTTTATGCGGGTAGAAGTAGATGTGTAGAATCATTTCCATCACGTGATGTATTAACGGATATTATAGATAGAATTAAAAATAAAGCATTCGAAACATTTGGTCATAAAGTTGGGTTGACTTATACTGACGTAGTCTCGTGGTATCCCGGACAACGTATGCTACCACATTGTGATACAGTGAATCTTTTTACCGGAAATCTTCACATTCACCCGGGTACCGAAATTAGAGACTATACTGCTATATTGTATCTTAATGATGATTTTGAGGGTGGTAAAATATTTTTTCCGGAATTACTTGTGAGTATTGAACCAGAAAAGGGAAAACTTGTTTTATTCCCATCTAATATAGATTACGTGCATGGTATAACTGAAATACGTAGTGGTGTTAGGCATTCATTTCCAATGTGGTTTCACATAATAAGAGATACATCTATAGTGTAATCAAAATTAAAAATTGGAGTTACTTGTAGTAGAATGAAAAAGCGTTTCATAGAGTTATTCCCTGGTAATGCGGTATCTGTTCCAGCAATTTCATTTGTTTCTGAAAAATTGTGCAGTTCTATATCCTAAGTCACCTATTCTTACCCTTGTAATTACAACATTCTAAAGATGTCCTACGAACAGTGCCTCGCCGACGCCATGCGTATGTATCGAGCGGAATCGCCCACCGATAGATGCAAGAAACTCGCGCATGCAACGT